CACCGTAACGACCACGATCTCTGTTGCCATCACCGTTCAGCTCAGTTAAGTCCTGCTGCTTGGCTTTGAAGTCTCTGCCATCAATCATAGCTTGTATCTGTTGACGCTGTTGTTCAATTCTATCAGCTTGTGATTCAAGTTGTTCAAACTGTTTGTCTACTTCCGACTTTTGCGGGAAATTTACTACGTTGCTGTCCTTGCTCATGTGTTATCTCCATCTGTATATTTTACTTTTGCTTTATCAAACACTGTGTGATCATCAGTAAATGCTTCGTGTCCCTCAAAGTACAGTTGTATCATTACGTGAACACAAATGTTTAAAAAAATTATAATGCCAAACATTGTCCAGCCAACCACTACTCTTCTCCAAGATTGTTAATAAAGTTCCTCAACTTGGTTGAGTCTGTTTCTGCTCTTACCTTGCCTATACTAGCACCTTCACTAGGATCTTCTCTCGGTGTGTCATCTGTTGTGTTGGTACGTTTTAAACTGTTGACAATTGAATTACTAGCTGAAGGAGTTGCATATTCATCCTGCTCATCTTCATCTAGATCATATATTCTCAAACTGTCAACATTAAATCCTAGATCAATTTTTGATCCAACTCCACTAGATGAACGAGTCTTCATCAGCTGTATTTGATATCTACCACGTTCACGCATCGCTCTACTTGTAAATATACCAAACACGTTATCAGCAGTTTGTATTTTACTAAGGCCACCACTGATGTGCGAGTGATCAAATTCAATTTCTTCTACAGCACCTCTGTTTAACTGTGCCGCTGTAACAAATACTGTGTTCAATTCCATAGCCAAGTTTCTCAGCTCTTCACTTACATACTTATCTTTGATATACAAATTCTCTGCACTTACTTTTGCACCATTGGGCATCAGCAAGTCTAAGTAATCAATCAGTAGTACATCAATCTTCTTGCCTGTTTTAATTTCATACTCTTTGATATAGCTACGCACATCATTAGGCGTCTTACCACTGGGCATATACTTGACTTGGAATGCTCCGCTTTTCTTGCCAATTATCTTTACCTTCATTTCAACGTCATCTATCTGCTTGAATATATCACGTGTGCTGATCTCTGTTACCATACTGTCTACACGCATACTAACCAAGTTCTCACTAAGCTCTAGTGTAAGATACAACACGTTCATACCCTTTTGTGCAAAGTTTACACCCAAGTTAGCCAAGAATAAACTCTTACCTGCTCCTGACCCACCTGCAAATATATTAAGCTCGCCTCTGTTGAACCCACCAAATAGTTTTCTATCTACTGCTTCCCACCCTGTACTTACTTGTCCGTTGTTGTCTTTAATTGCTTCTAGTCTTGCTCTAGGGTCTTTAAAATAATCTGTACCCAAGTCTTTTTGCAAGCCTATCTGTACTGCCTTTTTAACTAGATCTTCTACTGGGCCATACTCACCCTTTTCAAGCAAGTCAGCACCTTTAAGTATTGCACTTTCTAGTGCTTTGTGTCTACTAAATGTTTCAAACTCTGCCAACAACCAATCATAATGATTCTCCTGCATTTGCCCAGGGTCTTTCAAATCTCCTTGTGCGGCTGCATTAATAATATCGAACGTAGGCAATGCATTATGCTCAGTTACATAGTTTGTCAAAAACTCTGCACTCTTTTGCAAACGTCTATCAAACATAGTTGGATCAAATACTGCTTGACATCTAACAAATGTTTCTGCATCTGTTAGCATCATCTCTAGATATACCTTTTGTATATCATATCCATAGTCTGTGTTTTGTCTTGTTGCCATATTAAAAATAATTCACGTTAATGTTAAACCTTGCTTTTGCATCTGTGCAGTTAGTACTAGAGTGTGGTTGGCTAGCATCAAAAAACAATACTCTGTTAGCTTTACTTTCTATGCAAGTACCATCTTCTAGTTTTGTATATCCGTCATTGTCATTTATATATATTATCGCACCCTTGTGTTCAAACTGATAATCCTGGTGCGAAGCATGTCCAACTAACTTTTCTGTTCTAGGATATAAGTTAAGTTTTATTCTTATTAAGCTTTTGATATCAAATCTATCCCATAATGCTTCTGGACCAGAAGTAAGCATTTCATACATCTCACTTAGCTGTTGATGTTCAAATACTAGATATGCAAACATACAAGTTAGATCGTTTTCATTACCAGCAGATGCTGCTGGTACATATTCCCATCTTATAGGACTACCTACTTTCATTATAGTATGTTGCAAATGACTAAAATAGCCATCATCAAAATAGTTATCAATTACTTCATACGCCATAGTTATATTATACTACCTTATATACAGTCTGTCAAGCTGTTTCGTTCGGCAGCTTCAAATCGTTGCTCGGGCCAATTTCCATGTGATGTGCCCAATTGACCTAGAAAAAATACTTGAGTCAATCGTTCTCCGTGTTTGGTACTGTGGCTAGATGCACCGTGTGGATACTGTGTATCATATGCTATCAATCTATTAAATTTATTTTGCACCCTAACACTTTCATAAAACTGTCCGTTATTTTTATCCAATTCTTCTTTGTATGTATCTACTTCTATTCCATCCCTATACAGTTTTGTTTTTTCCTCTAGTCCAAGCATTAGTATTTCTGCTTCCTCGTTAATTGCTTCATATATACTAGTACCACTATTAGGGTCTGCTATTTCATCTAGGTACACAACTCCTGCACACAACATACCGTGGTCCCTGTGTATCCAACCTTGATTTAAATAGTCCTTTTCAAACGGTGACACCTTTTGAAACTGGGTCATTACTTTAAGATCTGCTTCTACTATACTAAGATCAAAATATGCACTTAAAAATTTACCAGCACAATATTGATAAAAGTTATCATCTAATGTGTCTAAAGGCTTCGTACGTGTTCCAGGATATGATCCATTTGTTGGTTCGTATTCAAAACTATTTGCTAGTTTTACTACATCTTTTGGATTTTTGTAAAATCCATCTACTACGGTTACAGGAAATCTATGTCTCAACTATTCCATTGCTCCTTTAGTTCTATCTTTGTTTTTGTTCTAGCTAATACTGCACCTACACAGCTACCAGGGTCACCTGGGTTATGTGGAACGTGTACATCAACCCAATCATCTCGAATGTTATCTACTGCTCTTTTGTTAAGGGCAGATCCGCCTGCTAATGCTACGAACTTTGACCCTGTCATTTTCTTAGCACATGCACTTAAATTGTTTAGACAATACTCAAACACTGCTTGAGTAGCAGCCGCAATATCATTAAGATCTTCTTCACTAGATAGCTCAGGTCTCCACCAGTTGCAGCCCCTGTGTAAGTTTTCTATCATATTAATATTTGGGTTCCAGCCAACACCTTCGACATGTACTAGCTCATTAAGTATTTTAATAAAGTGTCTTTTAGGGTTACCCGCATCTCCCATAGAGGCTATCATGTATTCGTCTCTATTAGGTACTAGCCCACAACGTTGTGTCATAGCACTATAGAACAATCCTAAACTATGTGGATACCCTTGACTATGTATTTTTGTAAGTTTGTTATTTTTACCATGCCACATAGTTAGGGTCTCAAATTCTCCAATACTATCCATCACAATTACTGCACAATCGTCTTGAGGCTGCGTATAATAAGCATATGCCGCATGACTCAAATGATGCTGGGTGTATTTTATTGGCGAAACAATATCCCAACGTTTAAGATATCTGCGTATATTATTTTCTGCCCATAACCATCCTTGACCTGCTCTCCACTGACGCAATGTTTTGAGCCTAGGACGTTCATACCAAACAACTTGATCAGGTATGTCTCTATGAGTATATTCTCTCGCCATTTGTATTTGTGTCCAATTAGGATCAGGGTCGTTTGGAATACCACTAAAGTCTTTACTTAAACTAGCCCATTTAAGTTCACGGTTATCAAATACAGCAATACTAGCATCATGGCTGTTTCCAACCATTCCCCATGTAATCATCTATTCTCCCATTGTTCTTTATCTACTCTAATATACCAACCCCTTCTAGGCTTACCAAGTGATTCACCATTAGGGCCAGTAGGCCACCACAAGTAAGGACGTAAATAATCAGGAAAACTTTTACCCCCACCTGCAAAATTAGTTTTTACAAATACACGTTTACAATGTTTAAAACAATCATCTAACCAATATTCATAATTAAAAATAGTACCCGGCTCTAAACATTCTCTATCAAATACAGTACGTGTAGCTACAATCATATCATACTGCCTATCTAGTTTCATAGGCTCGTTCATATTAACGTACATTACAAAACGTTTGAGTCCTAGTACATCACAACAGTCTTTGTATAGTCCGCCTTTGTCTTTATGATCAAAGAATTCATCTACGTCTGTTAGTTCGATATCAGTTATACCTTTTTGCTCTCTAATAAGATGTGCAAGCATACCCATACCACAACCTATTTCAAGCACAGAGTTAATACCATCAAAGTTCATGTTGTCTACACAAAATTGTTTTTCAAGCATATACATATCCCACTTGTGGATGTACTTTGCACCTGGGGCTTTTTTCCAATGACGCTTAGATATTTCTGTGAGGGTGTTTCTATACTCTTCGTTATTCATTACGTAGTTTTTCTTTCTCTAAACTTAATTTATCCTTTAAACTTAAAGCATATGCTGCACCTGCAAGTATTAATATTGCACCAGCTTCTGCTAATAAGTTCATTGGGTCTGCTTCCTTACTGTGTAATACAATAAGCCTACACAATGCTGTGATAGCAATAATAATAGGTAGTGTTACTGGTATTCTAGAACTAGCATAAAAAGCTCCTATCATACCAATAATTTCTGTGTATATGAATAGTAAGAATATATCTCCTAGTGCAATATGCTGTCCAACGATCATGCTTGTTACTTCAATTCCTGCAGCAAGTAAAGTTAAAATGCCTATTACAGCTAGCATTAGTTTTTCAGTTATCACTGTAGTCCAGTGTAACTTTTCGGTAGCAAACATTTTTTCAAATCTAGTAAACATGTTATACTATCAAACTCGTATTTGGTTGTACAATTCCTGACGTAGTGGCAACATACTGTTTAGCAATTTCACCTTCTGTTTTACCAACACAAGTTACTGAGTCTCCATTAAAAGTAAACTTAGTATCTGGTGATACACTAAACATAAAAGGTGCTAAGCCTAACCCCTTTTCATTTGCAATTAGTACCATTGGTTTAATTAACTCGTAACCACCTGTTACTCTTTGATTAAAGTTACCGACAATTTCTTCACCACTAGCTAACTTTAAACTAACAGTGTCTCCTTTTTTAAATGCTACTTCAACTAACATATATTTCTCCTATTTGTAAATAAACGGATCTCGTTTTTTAAGTTCCTTCATCTTTTTGCGCCATGCAAGTTCATCTTTAATTTTTCTATAAGGCCATGTAATAAATTCCCACATGCACTTTAATATGTAGATAAATCCTGCCCACATTTTTTTTAAGTAAACCATTTTTTTGCTCCTAATCTAATTTTAAGCGGGGAAGTTTCAGCATAACTTGCTATACTATGCAGAGTAAATATTCTCCCATATCGTTGTACTGCTTCGCCAATATCAGTTATATCTTGTTCCCAATTTGGCATAGATACTCCCCATCCTAAATCAATTGCTTGTTCAACTAATTTAGATCCTGCTTGATCTCTATCAGGTACAACTATTATATCTTTATTTAATCTATTAATAAGTAGTGCCTGTTGATCTTTGGCTTCGCTTCCTAGTAGTGCAACTCCATCAATATACAATGCATCAATAGGACCTTCACATACTATAGCAAATACTTTCTGAGGACGTTGTTCGTCTAAGTTAAACACATAACCAGGTTGTTGTTCACTTAGATACTTAGGTTTTTTATCACTAGTAACAGTCCTAGCAGTCCATCCAACAATACGATTTTCATAGTAGAACGGAATAATAAGTCTGTCTCTATAACCTAAGCTAGGAGACCAGTAATATTCAGTATCATCAAATTGTAAATTACGTGATGCCATATATTCAACTACTGCTAAACTGTGTTTATCAAAATCTGTAATATCAGAAACTTTAATTGCATCATTTGGTAATGGTACAGTATTAAATTGAGGTACTTCAACTAATTGTTGGGTAACTTGTACACCTTCGTTTTCTTGCATTATAGTTAATGCAAGTTTATTAATTACATCATCTGGAGCGTTTAGCCATTGTAATAGTTTACGCATTTTAACACTAAGGTTGCGCCCCTGTTGCCAACTTGCTTTATAACCGCAATTAAAACAATGATAACTTACACCGTCTGGATTAGTTATTAATCCTCCACGCAGTCTAGTATCAGATGAAGTGCCGTTATGATGACAACAAGGCGCATTGAATGAGAGCCATCCGCTAGGCGTTGTTTTACGCTTAGGCGGCAGATATGTCAGAACTGTTTCAATGACTACACTCATAATACTATTATAGCGTAGATTTAAAGGTTTGTCAACTAGTTTCTAACTAAGATTTTAGTAATTTTACTTGCAGGATTTACTGTAGTTTTAAATCTAATGTATGAAAATACACCGTTAAAATTTACTGGAGCTGGCAATGTTTCGTTACCACTTAATGTAATAGTTGTTACATCAGCCCAAGGTGTTGTGCCGGTAATTTGGTTGTCTAATGTTGCTTGGACAACAATGTCACCAGCAAAGTTAGAAGCATATATTGCAGCAGTGTGTAGGGCTTCGTTACCATTAACTGCCGGCTCAGCATTTACAGCTTGTGATACCCATACGTTAGCACCCGGACCAGTTTCAGTAAGGCTAGTAACCGAAGAAGTTTTCAATGGACCAGGAAATGCTTTTGAACTTAAATATATAGTTCCGCTATTACTAAAGTTACTATGTGAGTATGTAAGTACTTTGTCGCCATCAGTTTCTACAAGATAAACTACATAACTTAGATATTGTTGTTTTAAGTTTTTTAAATTATTTTCTGTTATAGAAACTTTAAATTTTCCTCTAGAAATAGTACTGCCATCATCTTGGATTGTACATTCTTTTTCTAGAACTAATTTTTTGTTCTCATCATACGCTACAAATTTAGGTGTATACCCTGTAGCTACATTAACTGGTTTCTGATCTGCATTTAATAATCTAAACTGTAAAACATTATCAATGCCTTTATAAATTTGTATTTCTCTGTTATACACTGGTCTGTACTCCGTAATGAACCCTGCCACATCTGCGACAAGTATGGTTGTATTATCGACTAAATATCTTGACAACAATTGCATATTGTATTTATAGGAAAAACATAACTAACTAATGCTTACTAAAGATATCGAAAATAACTTTCCATTCCTAAGTGTAGTGAATTACGGCGGACAAGAATATGTCGGCATAGTAATCAATCAAGATGCCAGTGTTACTAGCATGTACGTTTATACTGAACTTAACTCAAAAAAAGAACAAGAAAGCTTTTTAGAATTAGGAGATACATGGTGGTGGGAATCAAATAGAATGATTCCGATTAATATTTTTCTAGCTATAGAAATGCGTCCTTACAAGTATTGTATAATGACTATGAACAGTAAAGATGTTAAGGTTAGTATAGGACCATGTGTTAACTTGAATAATTTAGCTGTAAAACGTATTAAGAGAAAAAGTGTGCAGTTAGTACGTAAGCCACCTAGAGATTAATCGTTAATCTGCCACTTATATTTTACCCACAAAAAATAATCAATCACAAGAACTTGTATAGCAATACCTATAGGTGTTAGTACAAATCCTAGCATTGTTGGTATTAAGAATATAAACATGAACAGATTCCATATATAAGAAAGTGCTTGTTCAGATGGAACTTGCCATTTTAGCCAAGGATCTGGCTGTTTAGGTTTTTTTGGTCTATAATCATACGCTTCCCAATCCATTATTGTTCCTTTCTAGATCTTCGCATAGTAGGTTCATGTGTACTACTACAGCTACAGCATAGCTAATAGCATGTGCTTTTTTAAAATAATAACTACCGTCCGTAGGCTTTGTCCAAACGTGTTCCATTATATGCGACCATTGTTCTGTCGCCAGGTGTCTTTTCGCTGGGCGTATAATTGCCAGTGTCGCTGCTAATTGTTCTACCGAGGTAGGTTTCAATTGCCTTAATAGTTCTCCGTGCCCGTTGACATGAAATACTTTTTCGTTGAAGTCGTCGTGTTCCAAAAGTTGCCATATTGGTTCCCTTTCTATTAGTTGTGTTAAGTGCTGTTCATCATTAACGTCTTTGTATATGCTTACGTTAAGGAAGTCTAATTTAAAGTAGCCGCGTTCTTCTGCAGTCTTATGTTCGATTGTTGATAAGTTATCAACAGGATTGTGTGGTATTTCGTTAGCATACACACCGGTGTTATGTTTCTTACCGTTGTCTAATTTTGCAACTCTATGTTTAAGTTGATTTAGTATAACTGATCTGTCAGCAAAGTCTATATCAATATCAGGCATTTTTATACTCCTCTAACATAGCTTGTGCTATACGAATATTTTGTTCTACTCCTGGATGTTGTAAATCTCTAGCATAAGGTTGTATAGGATCATTTAAAAAATAATCTTCACAACTTATTATTACACAAGGAATATCTAAATTTAAGCATATGTACTTTATAGCTTCTTTATTCTTTTTATATTCTTGTTGGTAGTTTCTCTCGTCCTTTGACCAGCATACTCTATAAAATTCATTTAAAGTATTAGCAACACCTTTTGAACAATCTAATGATTCATTAGTAATATTATAATTTAATGTACGTTCTGTACTATTAATGAATATATCATGCCTAAATGGAAATGATGCAAATACAAAAACTGCTTTTGGTTTTAGTTTAGGAATCCATTCAGATATGTTATTATATACAGCGTTCATTCCCTTGCCGCCTTCACCAAAATTATAACATTTTAAGTTTAATTTTTTAGCAAGAACATCTCCCCATCGATCTTTAGCAGGAAGACCTTCACCTTCAGTAAAACTACAGCCAAAAACTGCAATAGCATCATGTGGCTCTTCAAATTCAATACTTCGAAAAAAATATTTGTTATAAGAATATTCTATATTAATAAACGGTTTATCTTTACTATCCTTATCAAGCCAGCCAAGCTTTTTTAATTTTTTGCTTTGCTTTGCGTTTCGGCAACGTTCAATCCAAGCAATTTTACTATCTTGTCCTTCACCCCAGTAATTGTGTTTCTTTATATAGCTACGCATCCTTGCTCCAACTTTTAATGGTATCTACCATAACATCTCTTATATCTTTTTTATCCAGTGCATACACAACTATACTTTTACTTTGAGAATTAATGTTTTCAATACTAAATGAGTTTACGCCCATGAGATCTTTTTTTAATGTGCAAGGCATATTTCTAATTTCTTTCGTATCTATTTTCTGAAAACTAATCGTAACAGAACCTTCTTTTAAGGCACTAATTAATTTATCAAGATCTTTCAATTTTGTTTTCCTCGTACAATTTTTTGTACTTAGCTGATTTTTTTAAAGCCATATTCCATTTAAGCCTACTTACACGGTCTTTCATTGTAATACCAAGTAAATGATCAAGTTCGTGCAAATAACATTTAGCACTATATCCATCAATCTTTACAGTCTGCTTTTCTAAGTTTTCATCATAAAATTCTGCAAGTATTTCTTTTGGTCGAGAAATCTTTACATATACATGAGGAAAACTTAAACAGCCTTCTAGATCTAAAACAGTTTCTTCAGTATATTCTATTACAGTTGGGTTAATACACATATTAGTATTATCAGGTTTGTCACCCATAACAAATACTTGTTGATCTAATCCGATTTGATTTGCACTAAGGCCAATACCGTGGCTTGATAGCATAAGCTCTATCATTTCTTTGTGTAGTTCTTTTGGATCAAAACTAGGATTATCTAAGTCAACAGGTTGAACTTTTCTTTCTAAAAATTCATTTGGGTGATATATTAATTTCATAATTTTCCTTCATCTCTTAGCTTCTGCCGTATTTTAGTAGCACTAATGCTATGTATATTTTCACCTAAGTTGTGTTCTGTAAATGTATAACCTACACCACGGCCGTAGCTAATGTTTACAATATTAGGTACTATAATTATAACATATTCTTCGTAATAAGTAAAGCCCTCTTTTGATAATTCTTTTTTAATATTTTCTACAACTTGATCATAATGAAAAGGATTATCGTTATTTCCCATTCCTGCATCTACACCTTGAACATCTCTTATCATAATACATACTTGGCTTGCTTCTTGTAATGATTTCTTAAATAGTTCAGTGTGTCCTTTATGCCACGGTTGCCACCTACCTAGCATCTGTGCAGTTGGTTTTTTAAAATTAAACATTCTTCTTTTCTCTAAATCTTTTTAACACTTGTGCTAATTGGGCAGGAGTATCGTTAAACCATTTAGATACATGATAGTCTACATGATCTGGCTTCTCAAATAATTTATTAGTATCTTCATATCTTCCTTCTTCAATAGTATTCATCCATACTGTATAGTCTGGTGCAAACTCTATACGGGCTTGTTTAGTAGGACATACAAAATCTGCTACTGCTATACTACCTGACTTAACAACTTCGTCAGCTAAGAAACGCATCCGTTGTGCTTGTCTTATTCTTCCTTGGATTGTGAAGTCCCAATCGTTATATTTTTCTCTTACCTTATCGGCGTTAATCCATACTCCTCTTATTTCTTTAGCAAAAGGTTCTGCTAAAGTTGACTTACCGCTTCCAGGTAATCCAAAGATTAGTATTTTCAAAGTTTACTCTCTTTCGCAACATCTTTAACTAATTGAACATCAGCTGTTTGACGTTTGAAACGTACTGCCCAATGCTCAGGATTGATCATAGGATATACAATTTCTAGTTGCTCGTCATTTAACTTGCTTAACATTTCTTTACCGCTGGCACAGTTTAGTATTAACCAAGGACTAATCTTGCCGTCTCGGATATGCCATACTGCTCTATTTAAACTTACATGATGAAAATAATGATTCCAAGGCGCTTGTTCTTGTTCGTCTGCCCATTCCATCATAGTTATTACACTACGCTCTAATGCAGTTTCAACACCTTCTTTCTTAATCAAGTTAATAGCATATTGTTCATACATTTCTTCTCTACACCAGTGATCTAATTTAACTCCACTAGTTACTACATGATCAATATACTTTTCAGGATACAAAGGTTTTACATTACTAACAAAACTGCCAAATTTTACAAATGCATTATAGTAAGGACTTTTATCAAATTCGTCATATGTCTTGTCTCTTTTAGAGCCTGCACTTAGTTTGTAAAATTTGTTAAATGCAATTAGTCCTAATTGTACACGTTTTTCGCCACGCTGTAAGAATCTTCTTTTAGGTTGACACATATGTACAGCTAGTGTTTTCTCACGGGTAAACCCTGTGCCACAATATTCACATACATATGGTTTGTCAGAGTTTGACATTCTCAATCCCATGTTCTTCGGCAAGTTGTTTGAGTTCTTTTTTTGTAGATATTCTAGCAAGTAATTCGACCTCGTCTATTTTCATATTTGGGTAAATGTCTTGTAATAACTTTTCGCCTTTTGCATTATCAGCAACTTTCTTCTTGAATCCGATCCATTTATGAAATTCAATTTTACCTGTTGCACCACTTGTACAAAGCAGTTGCCATTGTAGTTTAGGATGCCGTGTACCTAGTACGTTAAAGTTTTTGTTATAGTATTCATTTGTTTTAAATACTGCTAACTCTTGTTTGTCTCTATTACCAGTTACACTACTAGCATATCGATTAAGCAACCAGAAACTAACTTGTTTACGTTCTTCATCAGACAGCTCGTCCCAAACGTTTTTTGCGTTCATATCAATTGCCGCAAGTATATCTTTTACTGGGAGTTTTTGCTGTGCCATTCTTCTAAGTCCTCCGGAGTATTAATCTCCATACCATTATATTGTACACTCAAAACACCTATTTGCCAACCACTTTTTAACCAGCGTAGCTGTTCTAGTTTTTCTACGTTTTCTTCTTGGCTAATTTCTAATGTAGGATACATATCCAATGCATTACGTTTATAGCCATACACGCCTAAGTGCCATTCACCGTAGCCTGTAAGTCCTCTGCCAAACCATAATGCTTGATCACCTGCACGTACCATTTTTACTGTACTTGGATCGTCTTGTTTTTCTTTTGGCATTTTTGTATAAACCGTTGTAATAGGATAATGTTTTAGATGCCAAACACATTTTTCAATAATGTCAACAGTTACATCTGGCATATCGCCTTGTACATTTATGTATTGATCATAATCATGATCCCATCCATATCCTGTAGCATGCAATCTTTTCTTCTGCATTGTTGTCATATATCCAGCACATCTTTCAGTACCGTTTTCGTATGGTGCATCATCTACCCATACATGACCTTCTGGAAATAGGCTAGCTATACGCCTACTATCAGTAAGCACAAAGGTGTCTAAGCCCGTCTCTAAGCAACGATCGTATACTCTACGTATCATCGGTACACCATTAAGTAGCTTTAATGGTTTATCAGGGAATCGTGTTGATCCAATCCTAGCTGGAATTAGTATAGCTGTATTCATGTATCTCTCCTACTACTC